TTTGCCACCAATTTAGTGGTATGTTCGTTTAGTATTGAATAATTCATCTTATCATCACCTTCTGGTGTAAATGTAATGCTATGCTTGTAACCATCTACATGAAAGTAATTAACCGTTATCTCCCTCTTTGCCTCCGCCTTTTTTACCATGCTTACAATATCCTTTCACGTTAAAGTTTCCCATACCTGATGACAGGCTACACCACCATTTGCCCGCATAGTATATTTTGGCTTGGGTATTACATGTATTACATACTGGGTTTCTAGGTACTGATATTATTTTGTTTGCAGATGCCATGATGTTCCGATGCGTTCATATTTGTCCAGTTAAAATAACACCACCACTGCTTATCACTATCCATAAACATGGCTTCCTTACCACAGCTATGGCAATAGAATGGGTCGCCGTAAATATACACTTCTTGCTTTTTAGTCTTCATCATGCAATGAATCATCTATCCATTCGTCTTCTTTAGCTAATGCTTCTAGCACAGATAGGGCGGTTAAATGAAACTCCTCCATTTCGTCCAGATACCATCTAGCTTTACCAATGTCGTCAAGGGAGTCATGATGACTCTCGCCCTTATGTCCCTCTCTACTAACATATTTCAAAGCATTACCTTTTAGGTAGCCGTAGAACTCATCCTTACTCATCTTGGCTTTTATATATGCAATGGTTTCTATACCACCATGCTTGTAATGGTCTGGATTTATTTTATCACTCATTTCTTTATCTCCTTAATGCTTGTTGTAAATCTTTTTACATCTCTTATATCAATACAATCTTCTGTACCTTTTAAAAACACATTACCGTCTGGCTCTATAGACTCATACAGCTTATGGTTCTTTGCGTGGCAATGATACTTATTATTTACTGGTTTAATAACTATAGCAATAACCATCAAGCCAGTAATGAATAATACTACAGCTATCATCCATATATTATCTTTAATCATCTTTTTTCTCCTTAATAAATACATTTCCCCACAAGTATCAATGAAGTATGACCTACATAATTATAAGCCATACCACCTGTGGGGTCATGTAACCTTACTCCCTAGAAAGGAATATCCTCCGCATTAGACACTTCTTTCGCTTCTGGTATACCAGATGAGCTTTTCTGTGGAGCAGACCTTCCACCGTCCCTAAAGAACACCCTCGAATTACCTAGAATAACTCCTCTAGTACCCGCCTCTCTTTCTTCTGCTGAAACGGATTGGGTAATCATACCATTGTTATCGTACTGGTCTTTCTCGTCCAAATTAACAAAGGCGGTGATGTTTAAATAAGTACCTTTCGCACCTTTAATTAACTTTTCTTTATCAATCTTACTTACATCTATACTTGCTGAAATTCCTACTGTTGCCATGCGTTATTCTCCTTAATAAATTTAACTACATCTTCAACTTCAGTCACAAACACACTGATGTCTCTTTCTAAACGAGCTATTAACTCATCATCTCTAACCACTCTTTTAATAAAGAGCTTATAATCATCTGGAAAGTCAGGGTGGTAGCAAGCAAAATCACACCATTTCCTTCCCGTGCAAGCCAATTGCCATTGCATCTGATGAATATACTTTTGAGGGATATTGCCTGATTGCAACATCTCTGTGTGCGTCATAGGTTGTGGGCATTTCACTTCAACTAAACCATCATCTCCCACCAAACCGTCTGGGCTTGCCCCACTCATAGGTACTGTTGGGTGGTCTACAAAGCCCTCATCCTTAACATCTATATCTTTTAATAAACCTAATTTCTCTATATATAAGTTTCTTGCTTCATCCTCATACTCAACGCCATGTCTCATAGCGTCATTCATCTGTATCCTTACCGCTTGTCCCATTAGTCTCTCGGTTACTAGCTGTGTTCTATATCTGCGTTTGTAGGTAGATTCACCGTTCCTAACCTTCACTACGACATTATCTACATTACTGGCGGTTACTTTACCTACCCTTGCCGCGAACCATTCATCTGTTCTTTGTTCCATTACTTTTTCTCCCATGAGTGCTTAATTTCTTTATATAGCGGGAGTAGCTTTATAGCTCTCCTTCCGCCACAAATCTTAAAATCTTTAGGAAGCTCAATAAGACCATGACTCTCCCACACCTTTAAGCAATGCACAGATACCCCTAAATACTTGGAAACCTTATCCTTGCTCTTCCAAGGCTTTAATTTCATATAAGCATTAGCTTTATTAATAAGCTCACCTCTTTGTTCGTCACTAATATCGTTGTATGCAAATGTTACGCGTACATACTTTGATGCTCTCCCAGAGTAAATGCTTTCAGAACCTTTGCCATGATACATTATAATTTCTCCAAGGCTTTATTTCTTCTTTCTTGGCGAAGATGCTCTTTTTCATGCTCCTTTATAAGGTCTGTTGCTATTAAAATACCTTGATACACACCTATATTAAAAGACTTGTTTTTATCATGTGAATTTGCTAAAAAATCCTCATATATATTTACCCTAACATAATTAACAATTTCTCTAGTTGCTGAATCTTCTAAATTTTTTAATAAATCTTGAGTATTAATTTCCATCTTTTTCATCCTTTATCTTTTTAATAAATGGTGTTACTAACTTCCTATCAGCCCCGTCAAGGGTATTAAAATACTTCCGTGCCTCTTCTATGCCTTGTTCCTTAAAAACGTTCTCTATACGCTCTAGCACGTCTCCTTCAGGCAAGTCTTCACCTTGAAAGATAAACAGCCCTAGACCATGGAGAGCAATGGCTTTAGCTAAACATCTTTGCATAGCCGTATTAACTTCCATTGCATTAGGGTTCTTAATAGCTTGGTTTCTAAAGTTAAGCACGGGTAGTTGAGCGGTCATCTCTTTACCAAACGCTTTTACGGTACAAAAAACCATCATAGTTTCATTAAACATCATTGGCTCACCATAAGCCCACGTTGCTGTTTCATCATTTTGTACTAGAATGTCTACCGCCCAAGCCCAACTTAAATAATTAAACTGCCCTTTCTTCTGCACATGTTTAGATACATCTATTTTTCTTAACTCTTTAAACTTACTCATTTGGTTACTCCATATGACTTATTATATTTTTGTATTTCAGCGAACATATCAAACTCACCCCTACATGCTTTAGTTAAAGCTTGTATATAGGTACGTTGTTCTGCCTTCTCTATTTCGGAATATAATACGCGTAGTTGTTCTTGTTGTTCTATGTCTGCTTGATTGGTATCAAGTATGTATTGGTTGGTTTTCATGGTATCTTCCTTCTTGTTAAAGGTTAATTTAAACTTACTTTGATTATAATGCTCTAGTAAGCTTTGCTTGTCAAGCTTTTATTTGAAATACTTTTTAGCATTAATTCTAGCCTCTATAATAGCGTTGGCTTTGTCGTAACCAACACTCTTAAAGACCTTACCTTCCTTGCTTGTAGCTTTAAAATCTACTGCCCCAAAGGTATCTTTAATGCCCTGTATAAAATCATTTACGCTCATGGTCGCTCCTTAAATTGTTGTGTATCCCTATTGAACCACAATCCAAAAGTTCCTTCAAATGGATGATTTCTCTGCTTCTGTACCATCAGGTAACAGGTACATGGATTATCACCCTCTTCCAATTCTTTAAAATATATTTGCTTCTCAATATCCTTCCTTCTATGTAAGCATAGAATATTATCTGTCAGGTTTCTAATATGGCTACTGCCTAGAATATGGCTAGCGTCAGGAATAACCATATCATCAGATAGCTTTTTAGTATGAGCTACCAAGAAAATATGAATATTAAGGTCTCTAGCAATGGTGGTTATTTTATTAATGAACTTCTTTTGAGCACCATAATCATCTTCCGCGATACTATCTACCTTCATCAAACTGTCTATAACAAAGATATCAACGTCTAATACATATTTTCCGTAGTGTAGGCTAGCCACTAAATCATCCTCTGTGGTCGTACCTTGAGCATTGAATAGCCATAACCTATCTTTATACTTACTGCAGAACTCTTCTATACCTTGCATTGTTGGGTCTTTTAAGCCCGTCTGCTGAAGCATTTTAGCTATCTGCAACACAGGCTTCATCTCCATACTAGCCACTAGGACGTTGGTATGTTCCATCACACTCAATAGCACTTGAGATAGAAAGGTCGTTTTACCTGAACCAGAGCTACCCGTTAGAATAGTGACCTCACCTTTTCGTATTAAGAAGTTGCCTTCTTCATCCGTCTTTTGAAACCCTAGTGAATAGCCACTATTTTTTTCTTCCGCATAATATCGCTTAACATCTTCTAACAACGTGTCAGTAGATTTTACCTTGAAGTCTGTTTCTTCTTCATAATAGCCACCCTTCATCAACGTTTCTTTGGTGATAGTTAGCTGTTCAACGATATCCTTAATGACTGGCTCGCTCATAATACCCCTCTCATTTCTGTATTTTTACTTGGAATATCATTCCAACGTTCTTGGTTTAATATGGTTTCAGGTGCGGGATTAAACCCTTCACGCCATTCTTTCGTACCTTTCATTTTAGTTGTCCATTGCATAATGTCTTTAGCTATCTTATCTAAATCCTTGCTAAACCATTTTTGCTCACAACCTTTTTTATTATTTTTTCTGCTGTCAGGTAAAGCTATCCACCATTTATCAAAACTTTCAGATGTTTTTTTAATCACCTCTGCTTTAGCTTTTATGGTTATAGACGGTGTATATACCTCCTCTATACCCTCACTAGACAGTAAAAAGCCTTTAGCACTTAAATTAGCGTACGTTTTCTTTAGGCTACTTTCTGACTGCCTCAACCTAAAAGAACAGGTTTCTAAATCAGGCAATTTTCCGTCAAATTGAGAAGCTAAATCCCACGCCTCTCTTAAGAACAATTTTTCTTCTGTACCTAATTTCATGTAAGCGGGGTCATTTAAAATATCTGCCCCGTACATTTTATACCACGTCATTTTTTGTTGGTGCTTGGTATTTTTTGGTTTGTAGTGCTGAAACTTGTCCCAATTTTTTATTGTATACATAACTATCCTTTATTTTTAAGAGGCGTTGTTAATAGATTCCATAATTTCAAACTGTCTTAATCTTGGAATGTTGCCAGTAATAAACCATTTGCTAACGGCTTGCCTACTGATGTTTAATTTATCAGCAACTGCTGATTGGTTCTTAAAGTTT